TTAATAAAAAAGATTTCAAAGTTGGGTTTGACAACATGATAAGCATTTTAGAAAGAACTGGTAGAATTTCTAATATTAATAAACCAGGTTTTGATGTTCAAGGTATTGCCGCGAGAACTCTTGCTAAAGATTTAGCTATGATGAAAACATTTAATCCACTAGTAAGATTGGCTACTAAATATGGTGAGTTAAAAGCTGGTGGAGCTATGAATGTTTTAGGAAGAATTATGGCAAATGACAATGCGGTAGCTTCTTTAGTTGAATTAGGCAGAACAAATCCGCAATCTAAACAAGCAATTCAATATACCTTAAATATTATAAATAGTGTTTCTCCAACAACTGAAAGATTACAAAGACAAGAATATTTAGATTCTCTTTCTCAACCTCAGCCACCACTAGAATAACCCTATGCCACGCCAATCAGAAAGAGTTGGCCGATCTGGAGAATACTTAGTAGCCTCGCTACTTTCTTTACACGCAGATACTGTATCAATAATTCCACATAGCGCGGAAGCTGACATTGTTTTTGATGTTGACCATACACTATATAAGTGCCAAGTTAAAACACAATCTAAAATACAAACACACAGAGTATCATGGCAGTTTGATTTTAGGCGTGGTGCTTTTACTAAAAGAAGGCAATATGATAAAGATGCAATAGATGTTTATGCTTTGGTTGCTTTAGGTCCACAGAAAGTTGTCTTTACTTTTGCAGACGGAAAAAAACAGATGTCCATTAAAGACAAAGAGATGCAAGCAATGGACTCGCTTAAAAATGTAGAAAACCTATTTAAAGAGCTTCGATGTCAACAGACACTTTAGGTTCTTCGTAATGCTTTACAGAGTTCATACCCAAAGATATTAGATATTCAACCACCTTATGTGGTTCTTTCTGTTCGCTCTCACAAAAATCCTTAAACTTTTTAGCAAGATGTTTATTTACATATATAGGCTTTCTTCCGTTCCTTTCGTTTAAGATACGATCATCAAACTCATATAAATTCATAGCTACCTCATTGTTATAGAGAAACCTCTACTGAATAGTCTCCTATATTATTACCTTTTGCATCTGTTCCGTAAACCATTTGTAATTCAAGGTCAATAAAGTGTTTGGCTTTTAACAAGTCAGTCACCCTATCTTGTTTCTCTCCTTTACTTCTGGTTATATATTTTAAGCAACTACCTAGGTTATAAGACAGGTTGTTAGCGTATATATAATCAATAGGCTGTATCTTAGATTGCTTGTAATGCGTTCCAGCTACTTGGTTATTGGTTGCAAGCCTATCTATTTCTTGGTCCCAATCCTTTTCGTTTCCTATGTTAGTATGTGCATATACTGTTTTATTCATCATAAATTTCTCCCAAATTTTATTAAAATATTACTTGATAATTAGTAATAATGGTTTATTATAAACAAAAATATTAATAAAAGGGAAATTTATGGAAATATTAGAAAAGAATTTTGACATATCAAATACCATAGAAGTTGACGAATTAGCAGAGAGATGGGGAGTCAGCAAGAAAACAATCGACAATAGACGCTATAGAGGACAAGGTCCTAGCTATTTTAAGATTGGCGGTAAGATTAAATACGATCTTGATGATGTGAAGAGAATGGAAAACGATTCTTATATTTCTGTCCATGGCTCACGCTAAACTCTCACCATCATCAGCAAAGATTTGGATGGCTTGTCCTGGCATGCCACAACTCTTGGCGAGTATGCAGGTTGAATATAAAGTAGGCATACCAGCAGCGACAGGTACATTGATACACGAAATGGTAGAGACACTCCTTAAGGGTAGATTAAATAATCTTACTTTAGAAGAATACTATTTAGACACAACACATCATGTAGAGGACTTTGACATTACAGTAGACCAAGAGATGATTGATTGTGCTAACACTTATGTAGATTATATAGACAAGAGAATGATGGAGCTTGACGTAGCAAGACCATTAATAGAAGAAAAAGTTAACATGCCAGAAATACATGCAGACTTATGGGGTACAGCAGATGCAATACTCATTGGTAAAGACATGATAGAGATTATAGATTTAAAATCTGGTAAGTGGGCAGTAGAAGCAGACAACCCACAAATGCGTATCTATGCACTTGGTGCATTATCCAGATACGGAGATGATTGCACAGTTCAGATGACCATAGTACAACCAAGAGGTTGGCACAAAGATGGTCCTATTAGATCATATTCCATATCAGCTATTAACTTAGTTGAATGGGCCTATGAAACTTTAAAGCCAGCCGCCGAGGCTTGCTACGAAGAAATACCCACATACAACTATAGCAAAGACGGATGCCGTTGGTGTAATGCTAAAGATGCGTGTGATACTTATAAACAAAACCAAATGGGAGAATAATATGGCAGAACAAGAGCCAGTAACATTTAGCATCACAGAAGATGATGTAACAAAGGACTATAACTTAGACGACTTATCAGATGATGGTCAGATGGTTTATAGAAAATTAAATTTATTACAGGGACAAAAAAATGAACTTGTAACCAATGCGAACTTTGAGGTAGAAAAGAATGAAATCTTACAGGCACATTATTTGAATGAGCTTAAAAAACATTTACCAGAAGATGAGCCTAAGATTGAGGTGGAGTAATGTCGTTAGCTAATATAAGACAAAAGGCAAAACTTAAACCACCAATCATAGTTCTATATGGTCCTGGTGGTATTGGTAAAACTTCTTTTGGTGCAACTATGAACAAACCAATCATAGTACAGGCAGAAGACGGTATCGGTAAGATTGAATGTCCTCACTTTCCTGTAGCTAAAACTTATGTTGAACTACAAGACAACTTAAAGTCATTGATTGAGGAAGATAGCGAATACAAAACTGTGATAGTGGATAGTTTGGATTGGTTAGAAACTTTAATGCAGGACTATGTTTGTGAAAAAAATGGTTGGCCAGATATTAGCTCGCCAGCCTACGGAAAAGGCTATGCTGCTTGTTTAGAGATATGGAAAGAATATCTTGCTTTACTTAATCAGTTGCGAGACAAAGGCTTTACTGTCTTACAGATTGCACACAATGAAGTAAGAAGATATGAAGATCCATCAAGCGAACCACATGATAGACACCAAATTAAGTTGCATAGAAAAGCAGCTGACTTGGTTATTGAACACAGTGATGCGGTATTCTTTGCCAATTACAAGATAGGTACTATCCAAGTAAAAGGTAAAGGCGGTGGTATGACTACTAAGCTAAAGCAAGGAGACAGAACCATCTTTACACAAGAGACACCTGGCTTCCAAGCTAAGAATAGATTTGGTCTTGATAATGAAATGCCATTTGAATGGCAGGCTATAAGGGAGCAAATGTTAAAGTGATTGATACTAAAGAACTTAACGAACACTTTTGCGATGATGAACCGCAATACGATGAAGATGGATTTTGTTGTCATTGTGGTTCAAAAGAGGATGAGTGTTCAGAATATAAATGTTGGATTTAAAAAGGAGTAAAAAATGGATTTAACAAATTTTAATGTAGATGCCTCTAGTGAAGGCAAGTCGGCAGTTGAGCCAGGTAGACATGTTCTGCATTGGCAAGGCGAAGAAGAAGCCTTGGTTGAAGGTAGAAACGGATGGCGTGGGTGCAAGATGTATTTTGAGATTGATGGTAGTAGCATCAGATTGAATCATACATTTACTGTTGGTCACGATAATCCTAAGTATGTGGATAGTGGCGTTAAGTCAATGCTACTTATGGCGCAAGCGATGGGATTAAAAGAACCACCAAAAGATACATCTACTGCCTTTATGGGTAAAAGTGTATCAGCTGAATTAGTTAAGGATGACAATGGTTATCTAAAGATTAACGAAGATTGGGGTAAGACTTGGCAACCTACTGATAAAAAGCCAGAGCCTGTTGACGATAATATCAAAACAGGACCATCGGAATCTGATTTAGCGGCCATGGGTGCAACCACCGTTGATGATGACGATGCACCATTTTAATTTTGATGGTAATAACAGACCCACGCTGTGTGCTTATTGTAAAGCACCAGCTGGGCCTTTTTTAAGAAAGGATGGAGAACACTGGCTTG